GGTGCGGTTCCACCGCGAACTTCATCAGCGACAAACTGGGGTACCTGGACCGGAAGGTTCCGCAGCGAAGCTGCGAATCTCTCAAGAGAGGCAACGCCATGGCGAACGCTCAAGGGAGCAATCGCCGGCACGCCTCGCCCCTTCCGGAACAGGGACCTGGTCTGGTTCTTTCGTGGTCTTCCAGCGTCCGACCTACGCGCCAACATCTCTGCATTCCAGTGGAAGTAGTGGGATCGCTCCCACTCTCCCCTCTTGACAACAAGAGACTCGGCACGCACCGTCTCCCCCACTCCACCACGCTCGCAGAGGGGCAACGCATCTTCGGCCCATCTCTGGGACTTGATGCGCTCTGCTTGAGCGGTGGGGGCGAAGACAAGCGGACGCGGGAAGAACCCCTTCTCCTTCCACGCAGCTGTCCCAAGGAAGGACTCGGCAACCTGCCAGTTGGCGCCGCGGGAAACCGCAGCAGCCAACCGACGGCGGATGCCGACCCCGACCTTGAGGCCGCGACCCGTGTACCCGAGCCCACCAACCGCTGGCGGAAGGTGGAGGCGGGGATCTTTTACGATCCACGGGAAGCGAGCCCTCATCACCCGCTCCAACCTGCGCTTGCCGACGACGTCCAACCTTGGATCACAAGGAACGGGCGCGGCAAGCTCGCAAGAGGGAACCGGCGGGGCGAAGAGGACGCAGCTGCGTTTGTCCTTTGGTATCACCGGGTCTTGACCGCCCATCAACTCGCACGCCAGCCATGCGCGCTGAGAGATGTAGGTCTTCGACCGGTTGAGCTCCCCACCCACGGACGAGATGATGCGCTCGTAGTCCTCGAGCTCCCCGCTGGTAAGGCGGGTCGAGCAGAGGCCGACGGCATCATCGCCGTGCACGATGCTGAACTCAAACGCCTGGCAGGCCCAGGCGTTGACAGTACAAAGGACAGGGAAGGACAAAGGGGTGCCCATCGGACTCCCTCGTCTTCCCCTCTTCTCCTCTGCGCCATGACGCCAGAGGGGAAGGGGTTCCACGCCAAGGGTGGCGAGGGCGGTGGCCCGCTCCGAACGGAGCAAGAGGCCACCGTCCACCCACCCGTCGATGACCGCCTCGAGAGCGTCGAGCTTCAGACCATCCGTAGCCGCAGACAAGTCAACGGATACGAAGTCGAAGCCAGATCGACACCTCAAGGCGCGTGGGAGGCGGAAGGTGCGAGAAGAGGGTGGCTGCCAGTGCTCCCGCGGGTACGGATACCCAGCGGAAGCACGAAGCCACTCTCCCTCAATGAAGGTCAGAGCGTCTGGAACTCCGACGACTCTCGCCTTCATTCCCGGGGCTGGCACTGCATGAGCAGTCAAGACGAGACCCCCCGTTGCCCGCTCTGGAAACAGAGCCGCGGCTTCGGTAGGGAACTCATCCCTCATGCTCCGAGCGACAAGCACCCCGAGGCACCGCGTCGCCTCCTCCGCTTTCTCCGTTCGGTCGTCCGGTCTCTCTGTGAAGAGCCAGCAAGACTTCCGGTAACAGAAGTTGCCGAGCGAGTCCACAGAGAACCGGCCGAAGTACCGACGCATAAGGGGAATCGGGTTGCCGCGCTTTACCAAGGCGCCGCGCATCCGATAACCATTACGCCGGAGAAAGCCATCGACACCACCGCGAGTACCAGGGCACTCTTGGCAGCTGGCGGAGGAAGACGGGAGCTTGCTTGGACGGCGCCTGCGAACGCTCGGTTTAACCCGAGCCGCGAACGCGCGCAGAGATCCAAGCAAGGCCGGTGGGCTTGGTTCAACAGGAGTGGTGACGGTCTTCTCGTGCTTCTCCAGTGCCTGGGCTACCCGACGCTTGCTCGGCGGGGGCAGGGCACGGCTGCAACGAGAGAAGGCGAAACCACTGTCGGGCTCGGCTATCGAAAGTTGCACGAGGGCTTCCACGATACGGTGCGGCACGCCGCGGCCGTAAGGTGGAACATGAGAGCCCAGTGCAGCCGAGCGAACGATATGGCAGAGGGACTTGCAGTAGAGGGCGACCTCCTCCCAACCGCGAGAGCGGAGGGACTCGGAGACCCACTTATGCAAGTACCAACCTACCATCCTGTTGTCCCAACCCGAAAGAACCAAACCAGACCAGAGGGTGATCCAAACCTTCTGGCCCAGTCCATCACTGTGACGCGATGCCTGGCGTGAGGGTCCCTTACGGGGCTTCACGTCCGGCTTCCGCCCACCACAGTCCTTCACACGAGATGAGAGTCTCGAGTGGGTGTTCCGTAGCATGCGGG